CGTACTGCTCGTACTCGGACGGGGTGCCTTCGTTCTGAACCAACACCAGACCTTGGCCCACCTTGGGCTCTTCGTCCTGGGTGCGCTCCGCTATCTGTATGGCACGCTGTCCTTCCAGTTGCACTTCCAGCAGATGACCCGCCCACTTCGGGCCGCGTGCTAGGTAGCGTTCTATCTTGTCTTGAGCGTTGCTGCGACGGTCAAACCAGTCAGCCGTGCTGAAGAGGCTCACGCTCACCCTAGGGTCGTCAGGCATCCGACTCACGATGGTATGCGCCCCGTAGTAGCTGTCCGTGTTGCTAGTCAGTACGGCAGCAAACGCCTTGCGCATGGCGATACGGCCATACGTGCGGTCAAGTTCCGACACATCGGGGAACAGGTTGTTCGACTGCCCATCAACAACTTCGATGCCGGTCATGGCTCCACCACCGTCGCTGGTGTCGAGCAGTACCTGGGGCTTCAGGAGCTTGATGTCTCCGCTTAGAATGGTCACGGTTGCACCTCTACGAACTTGAGTTTGACTTGGAACCACGCATCAGGCGTGTGCTCCGGGAATCCCTTCACCGGGTGAGCTTCTATCGGATCGGTGTCAGGGGCAAAGACCACCAGAAACTCCCGCGAATCAGTGGGGTATTCTAGCATCAACTTGAACTTACGGGCAGGTAGCGCAGCGGCCTCCTTCAGTGCATCAACCGTTTCCCGAGAGACCCAGGCCATTTCAGGCTCTGGGGGCTCCAAGGAAATCGGCCTTCCGGCCAGCTTCACCCCTTGCTCGATGATGAGTGACCCCGCCAGGGAGTACGAGCCCGTAGAAGACACAGGCGTCCACTTGAACTCGTCCACCCACAGCAGGTCGTTCGGCAGGTCTATTTCTGCCTGCGATGTTTGATCTATCAACCTCATGCTACACCTCTTGCACGTTGGAGCAGATCAAGCAACTGGGCCTCATCACCAGCCGCCACCTGCACCGGAACACTAGAACTACCGAGGGTGAAGTTTACCGTCACCGTCTTGCTGGAGCCACCCGACATCGGACATTCGTTTGCAATTGATTGCACGGAACTCGTGCTGTTGGCAACTGCCCTCGGCACCTGACTCGCAACCGTGAGTGCATTCACCCTGGAGGCAGTATCTTCAGTGGCGGCAGCCTTTTTGTCTTCAGCAGACTTACGGGCATCCTCTGCTGCACGAGCCTTTGCTTCCTCCGCCGCCTTCTTCTCCTCCTCGCGCTTCTTGCTGATGGATTCGAGATCGAGACGCTCCAGTTCCTTCAGGTCGCTTTGAGCTTGCTGGTATGCGGAGGAAGCATCCGCCAAAGACTTCTCCAAGTCTCCAGTGTTCACCCCTGCTGCCTTAGCCGTCACAATGGCCGCACGAATCTTTACCTGAAGCATCTGGTACTCAAGGGCCAACTCCTTCTGACGCTGCGAGTAGCGTAACTTGGTGGCCTCATCTTCCCTACCCTGTGCGTTCAGAAGTTCTTCCCGGATGCTCAGTGCAGAGTTGACGAAGGAGCGGGCGGCGTCATTGGCGGCGGTAGCGGCATCACGGGCATCCTTGCGAATGCGACGGTAGGCTTCCGACACGGCATCAGCACCGGCACCCCATCCGACCATCTGGTTGGTGGCATCCTCTGCCCCGCTGGCGATGTCCTCGGCTTGAGCCTTCACCTTTCGGTAGTTCTCTTCCACAGACTTGGCAGCTTCAGCTTGAGCCTCCAGTTCCTTCTTGGTATCCTGAATGGCCTTCATGATGGCGTAGTAATGGTTCACCCCGGCCTTACCGAAGGCCACTACCGCGTTCATTCCCCCCATCAGGTCATAGGCCCGTTTAGACGCCTCCTCAAGTGACAATCCGATCTGCCGGAACTGCTGCACCACACTGTCGGAGGTGAAGGTGGCGATCTGCTCCGAGGAATCTACTACCCAACCCTTAATACCATTACCAGCCTCAGCGGCCTTTTTGGTGTTGTCCGCAGCGTCACGCATGTTGTCGGCCAACACACGAGCTTGCTCCGCCGCAGCTTGGGTGACTATCACGTTTTGCTGTTGGGACTCGACATCTTGCTTCGTGTGCTCCAACACCAGTTGCTTCGACTCCAACTCCTTCCTCGCAGCATCAACCTTAGCGGCAATAGTAGCATTACCTATGTTGAGTTCTTTCTCCTTCTCAGCGTTCAGGAGTTGCTGCTTGGCGATCAGCACATCCATCGCAGCGGACTCTTGCTGCCTCTGAAGTTGGGCGAGCTGCTCCCTCTGCTCGGCCAGTTGTACGTTAAGTCGTGCGGCTTCGAGTTCCTGCTGGGCAAGCTCAGTGCCGTCCTGACGGAAGCGAATCTCGGCCTGGATCAGGGCGTTCATGGCACGCTGTACTTCTATGTTAGCTTGGGTGGCTGCGAGGTCAGCTTTAGCCAGACGGGTCGAAGCCTCCGCCAATGCGGTCTGCTGCTGAGCAAGGCGCTGAATCTCTTCACGGGCTCCAGATGCCTTCTCCTGAATCTTCTCCAAGGCGCTGGATACCTGCTGACCGGAGATGGCCCCGGAATCGCCCAGCGCCTTAACCTGGTCTTCCAACTGCTTGAAGTCTTCCTTGGTGTGGGCAGCCTTCAGTTGCTTGTCCAGAAGTTCGTCGAACTTGGCCCCTACCAATTGCACGGCAGAGCCGTACTCTTCTGCACTGATCTTGCCATCCTTGAAGGCCTGATCCAGCGCCTGACGGAACTGCGTGAGCCCCGCTATGGAAGTCTCCATGTTCAGCGCCTTGTCGAAGGCACGGTACAGTTCCTCCGAGGTCAGCTTACCGGATTGGGCCAACTGGTTGAACGCCTCCACTGCCCTGGTGCCAGCAGCAGAGGTCTGTTTGCCGAAATCCGAGGCGGTAGTGCCCAGCGTCTTGAAGGCTTCAGCAGTCTTGTCCGACTTGTCCAGAGAGCCCTGCAACTTGTTGTTCAGTTGCTCGACTTCCTTCTGAGTGAAATCGAACTCCTTCGCCATCGTAGCGATCTCAGCAGTCACATTCTTGAACTCAGTGGCAGCCGCCTCACCAGACAACTTGCCATCATTCACAGCCCGCGTGTATTTACGAACCAACTCTTCAGCTTGATTGAAGGCCTCCTTCTTCACGTCAGCGGACTTCTTAGCTGCTTCGGCGTCAGCTTCGTGGGCCGCAGGCAGTTCCTTGAGCTTGTCGGCGTACTTCTGGACGTAAGTTTCTCCAGTGGAGAAACTCTCGAAGGTCTTACGAGCAGCCTCAGCCGACTTCATTCCCATCTCAATGGCGGTATCACCAACCTGCTTGAATGCTTGACCAAGGTCTTTGCTCACTAGGCCCACCACATCCCCTATCACATTGGCGATGGCTCCAAATCCTACAGTCAGGCCAGCGAACATGACCTCGGCCACCGCCTTGACGGCATTCAAGCCGTCAGCAAAGCCAGCAACCAGAAGCCCCAGGGACTGTAGGAGGGTGGACAGGAGGTCTCCTGCGGCGTTGGCATCCCCCATTCCCTCACCAAAGCTGAAGATTTCCTTCACGGCGTCCATGATGGCAGAGCCAACCATACCGAAGGCGTCAACCAGCAGGCGGATGCTTGGGGCGGCATCACCGATGGCGTTCACCACCGCAGTGCCGAAGTCAACGGCGTAGCCTAGTATCGTCTTGAATCCTTCGGTGATGCCGCCAAGGTCGATGTCCTTGAACGCCTCCTGGAGCTTGCTGAACGCGGACTCAAGTGCTGGTGCAATTGATTGCAAAGCACCCACCAAGGCAGAGGTGATTTCACCCGCGAAGTCCAACACGCCCCTCATGATGTCTTTGAGGACTTGTGCTACCTTACCACTCTCAGCTATACCCGAGGCTATCTCCTGCACCTTCTTCAGGAAAGCCGTGGCTGCATCCACCAATACGGTGTAGGCCGGGAGCAGGGTGTTACCAATGGCCGACGCTGCCTCTTCCTGATACCGTTTCATGGAAGAGAGCTTCTTTCCCACGGTGTCCAGGGAAGCCTCGTAGGCCCCCTGCAAGCCCCTCGCCTTCTCCATTGCAGCATTGAGCAGGGCTTGCTGCTTCTCTGTGCTAGTGAGGGCTCCAGCGGTCTTGCCTAACTTCTCCGCATACTTGGCTGTCGCGTCTTCCAGGTTGACGACAATGCCCATGAAGCGTAGACCTACTACATCCAACTGCTGGATGTTCGTGATCATCCGGCGCAGCGTGGCCGAGGAGTTCTCACCTGTCACCACCGCCAAGTCTTGGGCAGCGCGAGCCATGAGTGCGATCTGAGATGCACCACCAGCAGCTACAGGGCCAATTTGCAGCCCTGCCTGAATCATCTGGATAAGCGAGTCCCGGGCGGCGCTGGTAGTGATTCCCAGCCCCTTCACCTCGGTCTCATACTTGACAAGCTCCTCCGTGGTGTACCCGGCGTTCTTGCCGACGATACCGAGAGTCACGCCCAGCGTCTCATTGCGAGCCGATATATCTGCCGCGTCCTTCATCGAGGCGACGGCGACGAAGCCAGCGAAGGCCACCGCAGCCCCTTTTACTACCTCGATCAAGGAGTTGAAAGAGGCTGCCGCCTGCTGTCCTTGGGCCACGAATTGAGCTAGTTGACCCCCAGCGTTGGCCGCACCTTGCCCTGCGGCGGTGAAGCCCTGAGCCGCCCCGCCTGCTGACTGACCAGCCTGTTGCGCGTCCACCCCGACCTGGGCCATCTGCTTACCAAGTTGCTGGAGTTGGTCGAGACCCTGGACAAAGGCTTGAACCAGGATTTGCAGGTTAGACGATGCCATTACTTACCTCTCGTGTACACGTTGAAGAGGCGATCAATGGCTTTCTTGTCGCCCCTTTGTGCCGTCAATAGTAGCGAAAAATGCTCCACTGAGCGACTGTCCCGTTCCGCTGCTGCGGCCTTTGAGAACGCCAGCAGTTGCGGCCATGTGTATTCCAAGATGTCGTTGTACCGATGGCCGCTGCTTATCAAGTGCTGGAAGATGCCTGCCCACTGATCTGAGTCTTGCTGGACAAGCCGCCTCCGAGCCGAACCATCGCCTCGGACAACAGGGGTAGCACTTTTCGGATAAAAAAATCGAGGTTGACCTCCACAACCTTGGTGAAGACCTCGATCATCTCGTCCAACTCCAGGTTCTCGACCCACTCCTTGTCTTCACCGGTCAACTGGTGAACCAATTCCACCACGTTGGGCGTGTGGTCGATCAGCAGGGTGGGTATGTCAAGCGACTGCACACCGTCCTTGAAAACGCCTGCGAAGGGCTGTACGGCCTTGAGGACGGCGGGTAACTGCTTCACCTTCATGGTGCGGGGGGTGATCGTCTTGCCGCCAATGACCATCGGTTCGTCGGAGGGGATGATCTTGTTCAGGTCGGTCGATTCGCTCATGATTGACTCCATTCAGGGTACAAAGAAAAAGGGAGGGCATCTCTGCCCTCCCACATTATGCCAGCCTTGCAATTGATTGCACAACTGGCACTCTATCAGTTCAGCTTCGTTACCTTAAAGTATTTGCTGCCTACGCTGCGGGAGCCGTCAGCCAGCACGGAGCCTTCCAGCACGAACGACTGCACCGTGTCACCGATAAGCGCCAGTTCTTTGAACGGGTCGGTACTGAACTTGAACACTTCTACCACTACCGGGTCATTGCCTTCAGCGGTGTTCAGGCCCTCGAAGCGCATGTACAGTTCCTTAGCGCCCTGGGTCAGGGCATCTACCACAAGCTGGTCAGCGAACTGGTAGTCCACCGTCAGCGCGTCGCCATCGGCCACACCAATAATCGTGTCCGCGAACTTGATCGACCCCGCGTCAGCGTTCACGAAGTAGTCTGTGCCAGCCACCAGGGTAGTATTTCCGTGCTTCACAACCACGTTACTGACCTTGATGTGCGCCAGCGACACTACCTTGCCGAGGGACGCATTGATGGCCTCTCCCGTGATGGTAGCGGCAGCTACCTTGGTTGCCGCACCACGCGCCACGCTGGCCGGTGTGCGACTCCTTGTGCTCCAGCACCGAGGTGCTGACAGTGATCTTCAGATCGGACACGTTGCCGACAGGAACAAAGCCGGTGGGCTTGCCCTGCGCATCGCGTTCGGCCAGCAGCACCACGCCCTGACCGGAGTAGTAGTGATCCACCGCGTCCCAAGTTGCCATTTTTTAATCTCCTAGAAAGAGGGTGCTTCCACCCAGATTTACACTCAGCGGATTGTAATCCCACCAAGACCTACCGAACAACCGGCATCAGTTGGACGGGTGTACTCCAGCGTTGAATCCAGATGACCACACCGTTCTTCTCGGAAGCCGAAGCCTCCACAACGAAGCGCCATTGGTGCCCCGATGGCGCCTTGGTGCCCATGATCTGCCCCCGAATATCATCCAGCAATTCTACAGCAGGCTTTTTCGTGTCTGCTGGGCTGATCGTGTCAGGACGCTGAATCACCATGACCGACGCCACCAATTCACCAGAGAAGCCTACCTTGTAGGTGTCCTTCTGGTTCTCGCTCACCGCCCGGATGCCCTCGTACACCACCCCCACAGCCGGGAAGGTGATGCCCTTGGTCTTGTCCATCAGGTGATCTTCGTTGTACACCCAGAACGCCTTGCCCTTCAACTTCGCCAGGGACTCTAGTTTCGTCTTCAGGTCATCAACACACCTGAATGCAACATCTGTAATTTGAGTCATTCCAGTGCCTCCTGCACGCGCTTGATGATAAGCCCCTCTACTATCGTGGCGTCCTCGTCACTGAAGCCAAGAAACTGTCGCCGTGGTAGAGTACGAGTTCCGAACTGGTGAAAGGGTGCGTAGGGTACGTTTGTACCGATGGCCCGAGATTCCTCGTCTACCGAAAACAACTGGATGCTGTGGAACAGCCTCCCTGTGTCGAACAAAGTACCACCACCAGCACGTAGACGGGAGGCCCTACTAGGAATCCACGCAACCCCATCGGGGTCAGTCTCATCCAAGAACCGCTGACGAATGCGCCCCAGCAGTACCGCAGAGGCCTCGTCCAGAATGTCACGAACAACCAGGGCCTTGCTGAGGTCGTTCAGTGTACGCTCAAGCCCCGCCTGGCCCTGGACAGTGATCCTCAGCATGGCTTACAGCGGTCTCAGCATGAACCCGGTGTTTCGGCGATACCGAGACATGACGGCCAGAGCGTGGTCTCCCGACGCCCTGTAGCCCTTCTCTGCCTCATCATTGCGGTTCGTGGTCTGCCCGAAGTTGAACACGACTGGCGTGTACCCCAGGATAGCCTCGGCTAACCAATCAGGCACCTGTGATGCGGACTCGAACCCGGAGGTGTACTCCACCATCACGTACTTGTCCTGCAAGGCATCCGCATCCACTTTCAGGATGCCGCGCAGCAGGTCTATCTCGTACAAGGAGGGGTCAACCACATCACTACACAGGTTCCACTTGTCACCGCTCTTCACAACCAACGGGTGGGTCGGGTCAACGAATACGAAAGCATTGCGGAGCAGCAGACGGAACACCCCCCCAGGCTGGAGACCACTGAAGCTCTCAGCGTCCATATAGAAGGTGTCTGCATTGTCCAGGCGATCCAATTTGCTGTCGTATTCGGACTCTATACGGAGTTGGGCAGCACGAATAGCGGACTCCACCGCATCATCTACACCTTCAAGCTCAGGGTTGATAGCCATCCGCTGCTTGACGGCATCTACATTGATGAAGAGTTTGTTACTCATGCTGCCACCCCTTTTAGACGGTCACAACCGGGCCGCTTTCGCCACCGTCATCGCCCTTACCATCGCCAGGCAGGCCGAGTTCCTTCAGTTCGTCTTCAGTGCCCACCTCCAGGCGTCCGTTGACGACTTCCACCGGATTCAGCACCGGCAGTTCACGTTCGGTCTGGATGATTACCTCGGGCTCCTTCGAGGCGGCGCTATCTTCCACCTTGGGCGCACGGTACTTGCGCCAGATCGGACGGCCCTCGTCTTCTTCAGCCAGCAGGGTCTCGGCCTGCTCGGCTGTAAAGCCGTACACCTTACCAGCTTCGTACAAGATGCCACCACGCGAATAGCGTTGGTAGATCGCCAACGTCAGCTTGGTGATCTCGATGGGTGCACCAGCAGCCGTGGCAGCGTCGGTTGCAGTGGCCTCGGTGTCCGCCTTGTTGGTCGATATTGTGATTGCCATGTTTCACTCCAGTTGAGTATTGGGGACTTCATTGTACAGAGCATTTGCAATTGATTGCAAGCAATCCGTACCCACAAAGAACAAAGGCAGACCGAAGCCTGCCTTTGCATTGTACTCCGATAGAGCCAGGTTGCCCCAGCCCCTGGCGGTTAGCCGGTGATGCCGGTGTACTTGGTCAGCGCGTTGACCTCTTCCAACTCGAAGCCGACGCGGGCCGTCAGCACGATGATAAAGACGCGGGATCGAATGTCCTTATCATACTCGATCTGGATATTGCGCTGGATGGCGAAGATCAAGTTCAGCGGGTCAGTGAACAGACCACTATCTGAAGGCATCATGGGTACGCCCTTCACCTGGGAACCGAACACGTACAGTGGCAGGTTGCCCTGGATGTTGGCATCGCCCATCACGGTCTCGCGGGTAGCGTACTGATCACGCATCTCGGTTTCGTTGTCCACCGAAACGAAGTGAGTCATGGATGTACGGTTGCGCAGGTACTTGTCCGGGGTGGCCTTGACAGCCGCCTTGATAGCTTCCTTAGTGAAGGTGCCACCCACGTTGACCACGTTCGCAGAAGCCTTCTTCAGCCAGCCATCGGCCAGACTCAGGTAGGCGTCGGCGCTGGCCGTGTCACCACGGATGCCGAGTTCTTCCAAGTCGAGAGCCGCACGCTCGCCGATCATGTCCACGATGGTCTGGTGGATACCTCCGGCACCTTGTTCGGCACCCGCCGTAATATTGCCGCGCTCAATGTTGTCCTCGATCACGTCATACGGGAGGTGAACTTCAGCGATCACTTCCTTGGTGGTGATCAGCACCTGGCCCAGGTCGGGCTTCACGCGGTCAGTAGCAGCCAAGGCAGTGCTAGACACAGCGGGGCGCAGGATGCGCGAACCGAAGCCGATCTTGTTGATCTTCTGCTCCGGGCCGTTCATGGCGACAGTGCGGCACGACTGGATCAACGTGGGCTGATCCATGACGGTACGGACGAATTGATCGGTCTGCTCCGGGCTCAGACGGCCAGCGATGGCTAGGTCAGACAGCGCCATGTCGGCCTTTTTGATGATTTCCTGATTGGTAGGCATTTTAATTCCTCTTTCCTTCAGTTGGGGGGTAACAACTATTATGTGACAGGTTTCAGCGGCGGCGCATGAAGCCGGTGTCGAAGCAGCCGGTGCGGGGGTCGGAGTCACCCGACTTCTTCACCTGCTGCGACTGTGCCGGTTCATCACCAGCGACTGCACCCGCAACCACCGTGGACTTGACTACTTGGGTCGCAGTTTCAGCCTTCCGAGCGATTTCGTCAACACGCCCAGAAAGATCATTCTGCGACTTGGCAACCTTTGCCACCTCACCCGACACACCCTTGACGGCTTCAGACAGTGTGGAGAGTTGTTCCATCACAGCTTTCAGCGCAGCGCCAGATTCATCGGTCTTTTCAGACCCGGCAGCGCCCTCGCCTTCGGCGTTCGCATCCGAAACAGAACCTTCACCAGCCGTAACACCTTCTTCAGCTCCTTGACCATCTTCCTTCTTGGCCTTGGGCTTGTCCTTGCACGCCTTCTTCTCAGCGTCGGACATCTCGGCCCACTTCTTGGGATCGACACCTTCGGGGCAGGCCATGCCGTTGCTCTTGTTCTTCGTCTTGTCTTTGGCGGACTTGACTACTTCAGCCACCGCTACTTCGGCCTTAAAGGCTGAGGTCGGTAGGCCCTTGGTCAGGGTAGTCACGTAGGTGCTGAACTTCGACAGCACATCCCCCACCTTAGAGGAAGCATCGACACCGCTATCAGCGTTGTACAGGATGTTCGAGATGGTGGACACAACAGCATCGCAGGCGGTGCGGATGCCCTGGTAGTAGCCCTGGGCCGCCATCACTTCGTTGAAGTCCGTGCTGTTGGACAACTCCTCACTATAGGGGGAGAAGTCTTTCATCACTACCGCCATGTCTTCTGACAGGCGGACGATGTGGGCGTCTGCGGGCAGATCACCAGAAGACAGCACAACAGTACCATCTTCGTTCTTGGTGGCCTTGTCAAAGGGCAGGCCGTTATCAGCCAGTGCTTTTTTAACACCCTCCAGCGTGTCCTCACCGTGATCCATGACCACGACAGCCACGACTTCGGGAGCTTGGGACTTCGGGGTGACTTTTTCACCCTTCAGCACCCTCTTGATGTTGCCGAGGTCAATCATTCCACTCTCCTTGTCGGATTTAATGATACGAAACGGGATGCGGTTCGCTCCACGAGTCACAAGCGAAATAAAGCGCACATCAGCGTTCTTCATTTCTTTAAGTGTCGTCTTGATTCTCATGTCACGTTCTCACACTGTAGCCGGAAGTGTACTACTCCCGAATCCCACCTAACAACTCAGCCGACTATCTCTATGTTGTCAACGGCTGAAAACGAATGCCGATGCCCGTTCACCTCTTCAGTGATCGTACCGGTTAAGATGGGGTGCTTGTGGCCGTCCACCTCATCAGTCGTACCTCCCAGGAATTTCCCATCCCCGTTGTAGGTCACGTAGAACTTGTGGACGTGATTTTCGTTCTTGCTGGTCAACCCCGAGACCACTGGAGGTATTTCAAGCTCCACCTCCTGGTACTCGCGCACAACCATCGCTTCCATGCTGAAGCCATTGATCTCGCCACTCTTCACCTTTTCCCAGGTGTCGTCGTCTGGGATATGCACACCCACCACCCAGGCACCTTCGATGAAGTCGGGATCGTCCTTACGAGCGATGAAGGACTCCACCACGGTCACACCTGGAATGGCTTCGTTGTCGTGCTGCTGATCCACCCGATCTACGCGCTGCTTCCGCACGAACTCGTGGGCCATCTTCATAATCTGCTCGGCAGTCATGTATTCACCATCGGCGTCCGGTCGGTTCGGCGCATACACCTCACCATATACGAGGTGCAACTCCTGACCTTCCTCGTCTTTTTTGACCACGCATTTCATGAGTGCACCTTTTGCAATTGATTGCAGCCGATCATACCACCTACTTGGGGTTCCACTCAAGCAAAGGCTTCGGAGACCCTAGACTCCGTATACCCCAACGTGTTGATGAGGAACTGCTTAACCAATTCCTCGTCCGTCTTCGGAACCATTTCGGCATACACCGCGTCATTGTCCTCGGACTTCAGGGTCTCTCTCATCCCAGCACCTCCACGAACTTGGACACCTTCTCGGTATCCGTCAGGTCAAGCATGGCGTTGAACTTTACACCCTTGAACAAGACTTCGCCAATGTCCTTGCCCCCCACCTTGAACGGTAAGTTGGCGATCATCTGCATGGCATTCTCGTTCTTCGACCCCAGCAAGTCCATTAGTATGTTCATCTGCCCGGGTGACAGAGCCAGCGCCACCTCCGGCAGCTTCCCATCATCCAGGTTCTGGATGATCGACTCCTTGATGTCGAACCAGTCCCCTGGGGCAGGCAGCAACCCCATCTTCGAGTAGGTGTAGGCACCGAGGTCTCCATCCGCCACCAGGGACAGCGTGGATGCCCCAATGGTCTCGGCCACCTCCGCAGAGTTCTTCATAAGCCGCTTCAAGAACGCGGCAGCTTCTTTAGGCTCCGCCTTTTTGAACTCCGCATAATTCATGTGCATCGTCCCGGTGAAGGGGTCATATACCATCTGTGCATCCAGCTTACCTTCACCAATCGGCATCTTGGTATGGAACTTGATGTCTCCGTCTTCCCCGATAGTAATCGTTCGGTACAGCTTCCCTAGCACTCCATCCAAAATCTCTTTCGGCGTGAAGCCAGTGAGCTTTGCCAGGATAACGATGGGCGACACGCCAACGAAGTCGTTCCAGTGCTTAAGAGCCGAATCCGTCACCTTCAGGCCAAGTTCCTCGAAGGTTTCCTTCGTGGACACCACCTTGGGCAGCTTTTCCCGTTCTTTGGGTACACTCGGCTTCTCAGTGCGTGGAGCTTTACCTACCCTCACAAGCATCGTCCGGCATCCTGGATGGAACGGGGGGATATGGAGACCTGCTGCCGTCAACTCTTGCGGCGTCATCTCGTCGTACCTCTCAATGCTGGCCTTGTCCTGCTTCGGCCAGGGTTGCAATTCCTTCACATCATCCGGGTTCTGCACTGACAGAATTTCGTTGATCGACTTACGGGCGTCGTCCACCTTGAACACCTTGCCGTTGATGGATCGGCAGAAGGCGGAAGTGCGCCCGTCCAGCACCGCAGACAGCTTGTAGATGGTCAGCCCCAGAAAGTCTGCCTCCGCTGCAAAGCCCCATACTGCTAGACGTGAGGTGTGCAAGGACGAGATCAACTGCATGATCTTGTCCCCCTCAACAGTGAAATCCACGAACTCCTGGACGTAACGAGGCTTATCGGCCTTCTCAGCCGTCTTGAGTTCCTCTTGCGCCTTTGCAATTGATTGCACGACCGCCTTGTACACCTGCACCGTGGCATTCAGTTCAAGGGACTTACAGAAGTTCTCGGCCACCGCATCCATCAGCTTGTCGTAGTTCCCACCTGAAACAAACGTGGTCTTCGAGTCCGTAGCCATGCGAGCACCGAAGTTAGCACAGGCCAGCATCAGGTACTTGATGTACTGCTTGTTCTTCTCCCCTACAGGGGACAGGTCGATGTCTTTAGCCAAGGAATACGCTTTGGCGAAGTCTCCCTGGTCGATGGCGTCCACCACCCCCGCCTGGAGCTTGGCAGCGATTGGCCCCCAAGTCTTGTGCAGCCTCTTGTGAAGCTGCACCTCTAATTCTAGGTAGGTTCTGATGTCAACCATGAACGTGGCAGCAATCTGCGGTAAGGGTCACTAGGTCTTTACTGATTCCGCCCAGAGTGTAGGCGGACACCAGTTCGTTAAAGGTAGCGAGGTCAGCGCCACTCAGGGACTCAACCGTCTTGAGGACTTCCAGCTTTTCGGCTTCCGTCAGTTCGTACTTGGAAACCAACAGTCCCTTTATCACCCCGTACTCGTGCGCCACATTGACAAGGTTTAGAGACTTTTTGGGCTCTTGATCGGTCTTCGCTTGGATAATGGGTGGCGTGGAGTCCAATCCGGGGGTTGTTGGCATCCCTGGAAGGGGGTCTCCCCCAGCCCCGGTCTGTCCTCCCGGGGTCGGTTCAGGGGCGGGCCCAGATTCATTGAACTTCAGGTCGGTTCCAGCAATCGAGTTGACTTCCTTCACTAGGTCTCTGCCATCTACCTTATCTGCAATCAATTGCAGGGCCTTCATCTTGTCCTCGACGGTCTTCAGTGTTATCGGCTTGCTACGCAACTCCCATGTCCTGATGCCAAGGGCCTTCAGGATAGTCTTGTTGATGCGTTCATCAAACTCTACCCGCTCCGGCTTGAACACCTGTTCTTCGGCCACCATGTAGCTGACCACAGCCGTGGCAAAGTTGTAGTCCTGGGCACGCCCTAGGAACATCGGGGGCAAACGAAAACCAATACGAATATGCTCCTCAGCCGTCTGGTCGTAGTTGGCATACATCGCATCATTCGCACGTTCGGCACCGAAGCGTTCTACACGCACCTGCACGTTGCCTGCGGACTCCAGAGAGCCAGACGAAGACTGAGCCTCCACGACCACAGCACGGTTGCGGTTCTTGTTCTTGCCAGACAGGTAGGCGCGAAGCTGGTCAGAGGCGTCCTTTGCCAGAGTTCCACCCTGTACGAAGATGATAGCCGGGGGCATGCCCCCCGCATCGAAGAACTCTAGGTTCTGCTCTTCAGCTTTGCGGGAGCCAACCACGGACGGCAACTGGTTGATCCAGCGGGGCACGCTATAAGGCCCACGGGTGTCTGGGTTCACGTCGAAGTAGATCAACTCGGTGGCTCGGCGCTCAGGGGGAATCACATTCGAGGCGGTCTCCCACTCACCGGTGAACTTATCCAGTTGGCGCGTGGTGCCGAACTCACGGTAGTACAGGTTAGTGTTACCCACCCTCTGCATGAAGCGGCGCTCACGTTCGTACATCTGTAACTCCACCTCCTTGCCCCCTCGCATGATCGTCTTCGTGACCAACACTGGATCATCCAGCTTTACAAAGCGCATGGAGTAACTCTCCAAGTTGCGGATACCCACCAGATCACCAGCGAGGTTGCGCAGAGCCTCCAAGAAGCCATACCCAGTGCTCTCCATGTCACGGCGCAGCTTGCGTCTAATCTGTATGAATCCCTTTCCAGGGTATGGTTCATCGAAGAAGGCTTCGAGGGCTTCCTTCTCTGCCATGTCCCCTTCCTTGCCCTCCTCTACCGAAATGAACTCGTAGCCGGTGCCGTCGATGTTCACCTCCATCGTCTCGATACACTGTGCCAACACGTTGTTATGTGCCACCAGATGGGTCAACATCTTCGGCTCGTATGGGGGCTGGAGCACGACGTTTGACACACTCGACGTGGTGAAGTACAAGTTCGTAAACTCGTCTTCCAACTGCAAAGCCGAGTCAGCCATCACCAGATACGTGTCGGAACCTATCACTTTCTGGACAAAAGTGATCTTCGGCTCTTCAGCCTTGGCCTCTTTCTTGGTCTTCATAATGATTGACATACCTGCCTCGTTGGGGGAGATTGATGAACTGGCTCCATTGTACAGACCAAAGCGCCTACCAGACAACACGCATTAAAAGGGAGCCACTTGGGCTCCCTCGTTTTGCAATCAATTGCAAGAGCAGTCAAAGGCCAGATGCCACAGGTAGTACCACATCGCCACCTGCCCCGCCGTCCCCTTCAAATCTTGTTGAACACCTTGGCGTAGCAGCTATCCCAAGGTGATCACCGGGATGAATCAGGGCATCTCATTTCCGGTCGAACTCCCTCAACTCTGCCATGTTGCGCCCGATCTTGGCATCAGCCACGAACTTCAGTTGAGGCTTCCAACCAACTTTTTCAAACGGAAGCGACTCCATCAACTCCAGTTCGCGCTTCACGTAGAACTCGTAGTTGTCCTCTGGTATGTAGACGTACTTGGCGTCATGGATGGCCCCGAAGCAGGGAGCTTCCTTAAACCAGCCCTGCTGATGGGAGATCGCAATAGCCCAGATCATCATGTCAGACAGGCAGCTCTGCACCGGACTGTTGATGGCCTGGCGTTCAGCACCCGCCTGCACTTCGCGCTTCACGCTATTGATCAGCGGGAGATGGCGCACCCGGCCCAGGGGGGAGGTGACGTACCCATGCTTCCGTGCGAAGGCTTTGTAGGTCTTGTGGTACTCCGGCAGACGGTAATACGTCTCGAAGAATCCCGAGCGGAACTTGTCCGCCTCCTCGAAGGAGAGCTTAACGCCGTAGTTCAGTTCCGCGTAGCTCTGGAACCCTTCTGTTCCCATGCCATAGATCAGCCCGAAATTACCCGCTTTGCCAAGCTGCCGTATGCGGTCGAACATCTCCTTATTCGTCTTTTTCAGGGCCAGCATTTCCTCGTAACTGTAGCCAGCGAACCGACCAGAGGTTATGACGTGCAAGTCCATGCCCCGGGCATACGCCTCTATCATGGTCTCATCGTTGGCTATACAGGCGATCACCCGCAGTTCACCTTGAGAGTAGTCGTTCTCCAGCACAAGCATTCCTGGCGGGGCTGGGAAACACTTACGTAGCTTCTTCGCCCATTTAGTATGCTTTGGTATGGTCTGGAACGCAGGGTCTCTACACGACAACCTCCCAGTATTGGTTCCCCCTTCACCTTCATCCTTGTTACCCGCAAAGAAGTAATATGAGGGGTGGAATCTTCCATCACTACGAATGTGCTTTTGGAACCCATACACGTAGGTGGCAAGCGTCTTCGTGGCCGAAGAGAAGTCCTTCAGCAGTGCGACGAACTCCGTGGCTTCGGGTACTTCCTTGAACATCATCAGGTGATCCAAAGAGGTGCTCGGGGCTCCGGTCTTCTCCGTGGTCATCTTAGGCTTCAAGTTCAGGCCCATCGGGGAGAACATAAAATCCACCAACAGACTGGCCTTGGTCAGGTTCAAGCCACCCCTCTTGTCTGGGTCATGGTGTTTGGCTACCAATCGCCCCCCCATGATACTCTTAGCCTTGGTGGTCAGCGTGTCGAGTTCACCTAGAAGGTCTGTCTCCAATTCCTTGTAGGCGTCCATGTCCACCAGCACGCCACCGCGCTCCACCATCTCGAAGGCTCGGGCCGCAGGGTGGAGGATGTTCACGTAAAAGCCTGCCAGTGCCGGTGTCTTCAGCAAGTCCTGCTTCATCACTTTGCGGACACGCAGACAGCCATCCGTATCACCCCCAGCGTAGGGCAGCAGGGTCTCTGGTGGAACCAAGTCCATCCGACTCTTGTCAATCTGCCGATCAAACTCGTCCGAGTAACCCCCCAACTCAGGAGCATAGATTTTCACATGGACATCCAGTCCGTTCGAGCGGTTCTCATCAAGCAAAGAGCCTACGAGGGTGGTGTCGAACTTGAAGTTCGTGCATTCCAGGCGGGCCCTCACAGCGACCCAGTGAAGATCGAATTTCAGGTTCGCACCACCAAGGCTCACCTTGGGGGTATTCAGGAACCAGCCCAACTGCTCCAAGAACTCCATATCCGACAGCCCCGCTTCCTCCGCCTTCCGGCTATCGAAGCGTTTCACGTAGGACTTGCCTGGTTCAACCGATACTTGCACCGTGACAATGTATGCGCCTGGGTGATCATCTTTTGGGAGCAGATAGGGGTCTAGTCCCACTGTCTCCAAGTCCAGTGTGGATTCGACTGGCTTTCCAGTCTCAGCGAACAGGGCGTCAACCCTAGCGTTCACCTCCTTAAAGTCGTCCACGTATTTGTACTCCCCCAACACAGGGCTCTTGGAACCAGTCTTGGCGAAGCGGCAGGCAGTGCCAACATCGGTCAACAGATCGACGTACTTGCCGTAGTCCATGTCCACAATCCCGGGGGCGTAGCTGAACATGATCGGGCAACCAAAGGTCTCGTGCCCGAAGTAGCTGCCTCGAAGACTTGTGGTGGTTCGCCCCTTGGGCACCACCTTCATAGTCTCCATCAACAGCTTGGGGTCGTTCCCCAACGCCAAAATGACCACAGCCCCCTGCACTTTGGGGGTAGTAGTCAGGTCATTCACAATCTGGATGTCCAGGCCATTGAACCCGGACAGAACCGGGGACAGGGCCGTGAGCACCTTAGCTTGCGAGTCTTTGCACCAAATTACCAGAGACATCGAAGTCTATCCATTTTTCGTCTTTGAACTCAAACCCTGCCACTACCGCAGCGAGGGGCATACTCCCAAGGGTCTTCTCCATCTTTCCGGTGCAGAAGGTATCAACATCCTTGGACTTCAGGCCAGCACGATCACCGTCGAACATCACGCAGCGAAGACGCTGGCCTTGCTGGTCACATATTAAGTACACCCATAGGGACTTTCGGATGCGGACAACCAGGGTAGCACGAGTGGCCCCTAGTTCATCAGTCCGCCCAACCGATTCGCTCTTCAGTGTCCAGGGGCCGATCTTGAAAAACTGCTCTTTGTGCGCCCGGAACTTGCCCTCCAAAAGATACAGGGGCATCTGCACAGCGTCCGCGAGAGGAAACAACAGAGCTTCGTTAAATTTGAGCATCACAGCACCTCCAGAATCAGTTCATCGCCCTTAATTTCGGCCTTTGCTGACCCGATCTCCACGCCATACCAGAACAGGCGGAACTCCCACTCCTTGCCGGGTTTGCGGGACACCAGAAACGCCTGGGTCATGGTATTCGACAGCGCCGGCAGAGGAGAAGGGAACACACAGGACTGACCTACTTTGACCTCCTTGAAGCGTTCTAGCAGGCCCTTTCCTTGGGGGGAAGTTATCTTCATGCGTCCACCTTTATCTGATTGGCACTGGTGACTTGGCGCTGGAAGTCAATCTCCAGACCCATGACGAAAGCCCCGATGATGCGGGATACAGGTACATTCGATTGATCGAAGTGAATCGACCAGTGCTCCGCCCCTGCCTTGGACATACCACAGGCTTTCAAGCGCTGTGCCTCATAGTCACTGGGCAGGCCCTCCGCCCGGATGCTTACCTTGCCATACCCTGTCACCCGGGCAGCCAGCTTGACGCGGGGCGAGATCGCCACCGTGTAGTAGATACTGCCACTAGATGAACCGTGCACCGGCTGACCGAGTGCCTTGGCCTCCAGCAGGCGGATAGGCGTCGATGTGGGCTTGGGTTCGTCATCCACAGGGGTAGAGGGTGCTGCCTTGGTTTCGGGGACTTTGTGGCTCGTGTTATCCTCGTTGCCAACCACCTTCGGGGGGTTTGGTTCAGCAGGTTGAGGATTGACCGGCTCCGTGGGTACTACCACGGACACCCAATTCAACGCCCCCACCACCTCCTTCAGCAATGCAATCAATTGCACGGCAGATGCCTCGAACGCCACCGGGTCAGTCGATCCCTTCATGAGGCTCGTCGTGCTGGCGGGCAGCGTCACCGACTTGTTCGGGATACCAAACTTCGACATGTTGGCAGTCACCGAATAAAACGCCAGCGTGAACTCCACGCCAGCGGCACGCGCCGCCTTGTACATCTCCACCCCACCGGGGGGCAACTTCAGAAACAGTTGATCGTTTCCACTCGGGTTCTTCATCTTAATCTCCACAGGCATTTTATCACTCCATTGAAAAGCCGATGTACTTTCTATCGTAGTACAATTTTACAAGTTTGTCAAACGGTGGCCCAAATATTTCGAGCTGATTCCACCGGATGAATCTGCTTGGCTGCCGATGACAACGGGGCCGGTGTTTTCTTCGACAGGGATGACCCCGACGAACCCAGTGAGCCCTTGCTCTTGGGCACCTGCCGCGCACTCTGGGTGTTGGCTGTGAGTGCCGAGGACTTGCCCCAACTGGATGAATGCTTGTGCTCCCCGTAGTATTCTCCCCCGTGGTAATCACCTCCGTACAGGTGCGCCTTCGAGCCCCCTATCTTCTTGATGCCGTAGTGCTCGTGCAGGAAGTTCACCTGCTCAGCGCTCTCCACAGCTCGGTGACAGTAATTCTCACGCACGTAGGTGATGGCGTCCTCCGTGCCAATCATGTACCTGACCAGGGCGGCTAGGAAAGTGCCGGTGCGCCCATGCCCACCAATGCAACCTGCATGCAACTTCTTCCCCGCCCTGATCTGCTCCGCCGCCCATACCACCATCTTCTTAAACTCCGTGACGTTGCGAGGTGCCGCACCATCTGCAACGTAGAACAGCACCTCTATCTTGCCCCCGGGGTTCCAGGGGAAACTGTCCGGAGTCAAACGCATACCGCTATCAAAGCCTATGTAGATGTCCGCATCCGGAACCGAAGGGGTGATGCAGCTTCCTCCGTACACCTTCAGATCGCCACCTAGGTCGAGGGCAGGGTGGGTCTCATAACACCGCTTGGGGGCACCTCCCTTATGGCGGTAGTGATTGAGTTCATCGCTGAACGAGTCAAATGATTTCTTGCTCATAGTTTCCACTCCATTGGATTATGCATGTGCAAGGCTCTTGGCCTCACGGGTATAAACCGGCACTTTTTGGCCGGGAAACGCTTCCCACTCTCCAACAACCATGAACTTCCCGTCCTTGGTCTTGGTGGGCTCGACGGGCTTAGGTGGCACCATCACGTCTTGGTCTTTCTTCTCTTTCGGGTACGTGTGCAGTGCGCCGAGGCTTTCTACCTTGTACCAGTCAACGTAGTCTCCTATCTCATTCGGTAACTGCTGCTTCACCGTCCGGCAAAGCGACTGCACCCCAGGGTCAATGAAACTTACAGGCAGGTGCTTGGTTCCTGCGATCACCAGTTCTGGCACCTGACCACTGCGCTGAACATCCAACACCTTGTAGATGTCACTCGTGTACATGTGATACATCATTCCCTTGTTAAACATCGGGCCGTTGTTGTGGGCCAACGTGTACGCCGTGTCCACCATCATCTCCAGGCTGGTCTTGCCGTTCACAAAAGCGGCGATGGTGGCTGCGATATTAGCCCAGGCCTTGCCCCCGTAGCCACCACTGAACGACCCCTTGGTGAAGATGTAGACAAGACTATCAAGGTACGGGCCAAGCGGCATCACCGGTGGGTTCGACAGGAATTTGCTGACCGCACCGTCCGAAGAACCACCCTTGATCGACAGATTGAAACCATAGGCCACCTCCCCGAACTTGGGCACGAACTTCTCCTGCCACGTTGCTGTGGTGGAGTTCTTGATATGGCGGGACTCTCTGGTCACGATCAGCAGCATGTAGAAAAACATTCGCTGACCCTGAGAAACTATGCACTTGAGGTATGCATCCATCACCTGCGCCGCCCATTCAGGCAGCTTCTCATGAGGCGTGAAGTTCTTGCGAACAATCGCCGCTAGGTGGTTCAGAGCGTAGAACTCAAGGGCATCCATGTCAGGTATCTTGTAGCCACAGCTACTCTTGAACTGCTTGCAATTGATTGCAACCGATGGCGTATGCACATGAGCATGACTCACCACCTTCAACTGGGGGACAGACTCGTAATAAGTCCGAGTCCCTGGGACTTCGTATTTCATGGCTCACTCCATTGATGCCGTTGTACGTGGTGTTATTCTGCCAGAATTTCGAGGTTTGTCAAATCAGTGAGGCAATTTTTCCAGCGAAAAAACGACATAAAACGTGCCCACTTCAGTTCTTTCACCACCTCAGCAGGGACTTCGTAGTCCATCACGAAGTGGTACTGGGCGCTGGTCTCCACAGCATGGCTGTAGTAGTGCTCACGGACGAACTCCACTGGATTCTCTACCCCAAACGCCTTGGCGAGGATTGCTAGAAAAAGCCCGGTACGGCCACGGCCAGCCATGCAGCCCACGTACAGCACCTTGCCTCTCGTGATCGCCTTCACCGCCTCCAGCAGTCCACGATCCAACACGATCTTGGGTGGCACCTGGAAGTCAGGCGTAGGGATGTCGATCTCACAGGGGCGACGAATCTCCGCTGCCATCTTTACACCGATGAACTTCTTGCTCCTGGGCTTCTTGGTGTACGGGCCACCAAAAACGAGATAGTGCTTCTTCTTGCGCAAACTCAAGGCCAAATGGCCGTTACCGACGCCTAACTTTGGTTGTTTTTGCATTTGTTACACTCCTTTGTCGTTGACGATACAGGACACGAACTTGTCCAACGTAGTCGCAGTGGTCACATCCACTGCCTTCACAGTGTTCGCACTCTTCGTGCACCACCATATCCATCGACCCATAACGGGTCACTTCCTTGATCCAGTGATTCATCCTGGTGACGTGTGCTCCCTTGACCTCGAACAACCACTGATGGAACCTACAATTGCCGAGTCCGTGGGTAACGATGGCCGCACTCTTCACCATCTGCTGAAATTCATCCCAGCCGATGCCTTCGTCGGTCAGGACTTCTTGCACTTCAGGACTTGCGGTGATCATTCTGGCCTCCAAGTCTCCTAATCTTCACTTCTTTCGGCGCTTCGATTGCGATGCGGGATGAAGCACCAAAGTATTTCTCCTCCGATACCCCACAACTGAGGAATACATTAGGCAGGACTTCCGTGCGCTCTCGATCCGTGATCAGGAACTTCTGCTTTCCGATCAGCACCTGAACGTGGGTTCCATTCGAGACATCGACCACTTCGAGGATCGAGTCACCCACCTGAACCTTGCTTCCTTTGCTTACACCAATACTAAGGGCCATTTTATTCACTCCATTGATTGCATGAGTTAATTCTAATCTAGTCCGAGCAAGTACGAAGCCTTGCTCGTCAAAGTCCACGTCGAGCCACCCACCATCCCACGCCTGGAAGTCACGGAGGTGACAAGTCCCCTCGCCCGAAGGATGGTTAGGTAGCTGGACACGTCCGAGGTCGTGTAATCCTTTCCCATCTCCTGCAACCGTTCGGTTACTTCTCCAGAACTGGCCTCGTCTTCCACCGTGAGTATCATCAACGTCTCCCACAGCTTCGTGCCCTTGCGAGGCAGCTTCACATCGTCCCCAGAGTCGTTGTGCTCTATCTCGATGCTTTGAAGCGTAGTGGCTACTACTTTCAGGTAGCCGCACATGCAACGATGAATGAGGTCGCAGTTGGTCTTCTCGAACCATGAGGACATCGAACCACACTTCGGGCACTCTAGTTTCATGCTGGGTACTCTCTTCGGGTATTCCGGCATTGTAGAGCATCTTCTCATCTCAGCAAACAGGCAAGTACCTGAGCCTCTGACACGTAACTCGTGGAGCTGTGGTTTTCCTTGCCAATCGTACTGAACTTGACACCTTCCGCCTTTTTCCAGCCTATAACCTTGTCAACCGCTGGCGTCGGCTGTCCTACCCAGATCAACTCCTCATCAGCTAGGATCAGGTCTTCCAACCCCGAAGCCACCGACAACTTCTGGAGGGTAGTCTCCTTGATCAGGTTTCCAGCCAGCAGCTTGATCTTCTCACAACCTTCAACCTCTTCTAGGGCCTTGACCAACCGGCACTTGAGGGCCGCCTCCGGGCCTGCTGACGTGTCTAACATCGAGAAGTCTGGTATGTGCTCGTAGAACATGCTGTAGTACGCAGTTTCTTGCTCCGTTGGGGCCGTGAGGTCAACTATCAGCGTTTCCACGTTGGGAAGCGTTTGTCGAACCAGCGTGACGGCTTCCTCCAAGGGCATCGTCAGCTTGTCGTCCATGCGCAGCATCTTGGTGCCACCAGTGGGATTCTCCGTGATCTCCACCGACTGACCTTTATTGAAGACCTTCCAGCATAGTTCTTTGAAGGCAATCACGTCCTTGTTGCTGCTGCCGTCAATCACAGGCACCTTACCGAGCCAGACCCGTCCAGTGGCCCCATCGAAGCTGAGGACTGTCGGGCCATGCACGAAGCTGGTTATGTCCTTGCCAAGGCCCACCACACAGGGCTTGTTCATACCCCGTGCAACCACCGCTGCGTGGCTAGTAGCACCTCCCGTCATGGTCAACACGCCCACCGCTGCGTTCATACCTGCTATGTCATCTGGCGTGGTCTCCTGGGTTACGAGGATGCAGGGCTCTTTGCAATTGATTGCATCGGCGGCGGACAGTACAGCTATCCCAGTCACCACACCCGAACAGGCTGGTATGCCTGTTGCGAATGGTTCGTCCTTGAACTTCGGGTCGAGAATCGACTGCTGAGCGAGATCGAGTTCCTTGAGAGTCACCCGCTTCACGGCCTCCGCAGGGGTCAACAGACCCTCCGTCACCATGTCCACGGCGATCTTGACTGCTGCCCGTGCACTTCTCTTTGCATTGCGGGTCTGGAGGATGAACAGCTTGCCGTCCTGAACCGTAAACTCGATGTCCTGCACATCCTTCCTGGCGCTCTCCAACTTCAGTGACACGTCGAGGATTTCCTGCGCCACCGTGTCGTTCCAGTTCGACATCTCGGACAAGTCCTGGGGCGTGCGGATGCCCGCCACCACGTCTTCCCCCTGGGCGTTGACCAGATACTCCCCCACCACCTTACCGTCACCGTTGTCCGGGTTCCTAGTGAACAACACCCCGGTGCAACTGTTGTCGTTCAGGTTTCCGAAGACCATCGCCTGTACAACCACCGCCGTGCCCCACTCTTCCGGGATGTTGTTCATCTTCCGGTAGAACCTGGCCCGGTCATTGTTCCAGGACTTGAAGACTGCCTCTATGGCCCCTATCACCTGCGCCTTTGCGGTTGGGAAGGGGTGGCCCGTCTCCTTCTGGAACACGTCCAAGGCAGACAGTACATCATCCTTTTCGAGCAGATGCCGATTGATACCATACACCACGTTACCGTACATGGTGATAAGACGGTGCAAGCTGTCGGTGTATGCTTCATCACCCAGCTTCTTTCGCCACAGGGCTTCCGTGGTCTGGTCTAGTCCCACGTTCAAGATCGTGTCCATCATCCCCGGCATCGACACGCGAGCACCCGAGCGAACGGACAGAAGGGGCATGAAGCCGAACTGCCCCTTGAAGAACTTCTCGATATTGGCATACTGACTGGCGATCTTCTTCATCGTGCCCTTGGGGGCCTTCATGTAGGCAGTGCACATCGTCGTGGGTATGATCAGTGCCGGGGGCACGTTCACCCCCTGCTGCTGCATCCACCAGAGACCGTACCCCTTGCCCCCTAAGAACTTGGCATCCAACTCCTGACCCTCGTACTCTGGCAGGGCAGGAACTTCCTTGTCAAAAACTGAAATAAGCATAGTTCACTCCATTGAAATGCGAACTCGTATCGTAGCGCATGATCCGAGTATGTCAAACAGATTGTGCACGATACTGCACCGAGGATTGAGACGCCACTTCGAGCAATTGCTTCCAGTAGGAGCGCACCCGCTTGCGGGCCACTTCCAACTGACGGGGGGTGAGAGTCCCACGACTCTTCACCTGCACAGCGAAGCTGGAGAGTATTTCAGCGTCAAACGCCGAGAACCCTCTCCCATTGTGCTCTCTGGTGGATTCGGTGGCTTGCTCTGCTTCTGTCTGCCGTGAATACAGAACCAGTAGGGCTCGCATGACTGCCCTATCATTGGTGTCTATCAGGGCCTGGATGGAGTCTTTGCTCCACCCGTTCGAGGTCGTCTTCTTACTCATGACTTGCACTCCATTGCTGTTGTCGATGTTGATACGATAGCTAGTTTACCGAGTTTGTCAATAGTCCACCCACAAAAAATGCAATTGATTGCAGAGTTACATATCATCAGAATGCCTTATGCCCTCATAAATGGGGAACCGGGGCTTGCCCCCAACTATCACGGAAGGCTTGAATTTGTACTTCACTATGGCGTTCAGGTACTTAGCCTTGTCGGCCCACATCTCCTTCTGTAGCTTGTCAGTCGGAACAGGCATATTGAACTCGATTCCCGTCACTAGATCACGCACTCGCACAGAACCCGCCTGGCCTGATCCAACCATGTTCTCTTTGTGACTGGACTTCTTCAGGTATCCAAGCTCGTTGCGCACGGACTCGTTCTGGTTCACCTGCCCTTCTACGATGCTCAGAATGGTCGCCTCCGAGCGGAACCAGGGGCAAAAGCGCATGAAGCCCCCCTCCCCTTGAGTGCTACGCCCATTCTTGTACTTCGCCATTGGGTCTCGCAGCACCAGTCCTTCGTAGCCCTGGGTCAAAGCCCAATCGGCGTATGCTTGAAGCTCTGCGTCCGAGTTCATCACCTTGCTCTCCACAGCCGCGATGCGCTCTATGCTGGAATCCTTCACCATGTCGTACAGGTCTTCCAGTCGGCGATAGAACGGAAGCGTTGGATGGAACATGTCGAACAGGTGCCACACCACATCAGGGGTGCCGTCCTTCGACATGACCCCAGAGGTCGAGATCGAGAACACCTCTTCGTGTGCGAAGTCACCTACCACCAGTTCCCCCTCGAAGTTGGTCAACTCCTGGATCGAGAACAGCTTGCGGGTGTACAAGTTCGGGATCGGCTTCTTGCTACGGGACAGGAGGAGGCCTTTCTGGTTGCAGCCTCGCACCCCGTTCAGCTTGGGCAGGGCGATCTTCGGGTACTTGATCTTCCCGAGTTCGCCTTCAGCGGCCAGCATCGGGTTCCAGAGTTCATCAGGGTTCAGGTTCATCAGTTCACCTCATAGTCATTGGGATGTAATCGTTTTAATACTCTCCTGCCCTGGGGCGGGAGCGTTCCTGGTCTGTCATGGGAAAACGGTGTCATTTGGCGATTCCTCCTTCAAGATAGGCAACCACTTCCTCACGGCTCATGTGAAGGAGATACAGGTTGCTAAAGATGCCGTAGTGCCCTACCCGCAAGACAAATTCTGCTGCGAACTTACGGGTGAACTTGACCCCGAAGTAATCGGTGCCGTTTGCCCATGTTGGGTCAACGACTTGGCCGTCAGACTCATCTACCACCCAGGCATGCTCCATTGGGAACAGTCCTAATGCGACGGCATAGCCCTCACAGTACGAATATTGGGTATTCATCATTGAGACGGCGTTCCTGAAGCAGAATCCAAGCTCCTTTGCTCCGGTCATGCTGGTGCGCTTCGTGGTCATCGGCTTGCCGTGGCGGGACAGAATCTCGTACTGGATAGGCAGGGAGTCGGGAGCTACCGAAAACATCTTCTCCAGGGTCAGAATGTGCTGCTGCGATGCGTTCATCATCCACACCTCCGAGCAGCCTCAACCACGTCATCACCGTTCAACACCGTCACCAAGTTCGGCTTGTGCGTGGTGGAGCCTTCCGTAACCACCAGTGGAAGGTAGTATCGGACTGAACTGTTGGACTCATTGGTGTCCTTTGTGGGCCTTTCCAGTGGTGTTCGTTGTGCCGAGGTTATGACTAACACGGGCACCGATGCCCACCTATCCACTATGTTGTTCCGGCTTACCTGCAACTCTCGTTGCTTGGCGTTCAGCTTATTGGGGTTCTTCATTGCCACTCCATTGGCGAAAAAAATCATGTGACATATCAGACGCAAAAAACGTCCTCGGTGCAATTGATTGCATGACCCTCAGCAGTGTCTTTCCCAGAGGTCAATGATTCGATCTTGCTCGTCCTGATCAAGCTCGTATTCACCGACTAACACAGCCTTATCATACGTCTTGCGAGCCCAGACCAAGGTATCACCCTTGAGTGCAAGACTCTCCAGCAGTTCTTTCAGCATGCGCGTGTACATGTCGGACTCTCCTCATCAGTTCAGTGTTTATGTGGTAAACCGGGCCGCGCTTCTGGCACGGCACCCACACTATTTTCGCCCACCAGTTCAAAACTCCTAAGCCACAGAGCATCATCTGCTCCTCAGCTATCACAACTTCCTCCGGTAGGTCGTACTCGTCCTTTACCATGATCTTGCGCTCCCGGTAGAGTCCGGTGCCTACAAGCTGCCTAGGGTACTGCTCAACTATCCCACCATCAATACCAAGCATCAGGCAGATTGCAGACTTGAGTCTCAGCGAGTCGCTGGGGCAGGTGTCCAAGATCAGGTGTTCTTCTTTAGTGAGCCAGCGCATTACTCATCCTCCCCATAGATATAGGTGCCAACCACCGTCAGGCCAAGGCTGCGAGCGGTGTCATGCAGGGTGTCTGCCGTCATCTCCCAGCCCTTCTTCTTCATCTTGCTGACAATCATCTGATTACGCTGACTGGTGCTAACCGGGAGGGGCATGTCATCAATCTCACGGATGGCTTCCACCATGTCTTCCAAGGCTTTCTCTTTCGCTTTCATTCGGTTCACTCCATTGATTTCCGATTCGATATACGTACTATCGTACAGTTATCACAGTTTGTCAATAGGGGTAGCTGCAATTGATTGCAAAAAGCCACATGACCAGCATCGCCAATCATGTGGCCCACTCAGGAACCTACACCTCAGTCATCATCCCCCCAGTGAGGAAGGCAAATACGAACACGAAGACCCTCCCCCATGTCCGTTATCGGTTCTGCTACCTCGGTGTAGCCCTTGATCTCGGGGAGTTCTTGGACACTGGGCGTCAGTTCCTGCACTTCCTTCATGGTGTCCTTGACCCGCTGACGCTCGTTCTTCTCCTCCTTCTCCGTGGTGGATACGAATCTGATGCGAAAGCCGAGACTCCACATGTCCGTGCCCTCCGAGTGTCCAGCCCAGATGCGGATGCCAGCAGTCACCTTGCCCTTTACCAGCAACGGTATGAACACGTTGCCAGTGGATGGGTTCTTGGTGCGTTTTCCTCTCATCTTCGGCTTGTTGCCCGTCAGACTAAGGTAAATCAAGTAGTACGTTAGCTTCCAGAAGTCCTCCTGGGGCATCAACCACTCTACCTCACCCAGTGGTAAGGATTTCACCGTATAACTCAGCAGCTTGTGGAAATTGGCCCTCTCCAGCACCCGCATCACCACACTAACCGGGGCCTTCTCTAAGAAGGCTCTCGCCTTCGCGTCGATCATATACTCCATAGCAACCGAGCGGTGGATGGGGCTACGTCCAGTCCACGCTACCCCTGGGAACAGGGAATCTATAAGTTCTCCACTCATTTCTTGATCTCCTTACGTGCGGCGATCATACTCTTGACCGCCTCGTTGACGATTTCAGTGACCTTCACCTGGGGCACCGACTGCCCATCCGCGAAGGCAACTTCTAGCTTCTTGTTCACCACGTTGCGAACCTCATCGGACTCCGGGGTCTTGAACTTCCCAATGTCCTTCTGAAGGTGCGACAACACCTGTAACGCAAACTCTTGGGCCTGGGTGAGGTTCTCCAATCCCTTGAACACCATCGTGGCGTTCACCCGGCCTTCACGGTACAACTCCGGCGGAATTGCCTTGGCATTGTTCGTGGTCATCACCGAGAACACCTTCGACTTGTGCTCCTGCAACCACCAAAGTATCGTGGACAGGAGACTGGAGGTCACACCAGAATCACTGCTGCCCAACGAACTGAAAATCTTCTCTACTTCATCGAAAATCACCACACATGGTGCAGCTTGGTCGATCTGGGTCAGCGCAGCGTTCAGATTCCCTTCACTGTCGCCCACGTACTTGCCCTTCATGGCCCCGATGTCCAGTCGGTAGAGCGGAACTCCGAGGGACTGAGCGATGTACTTGCCACCCATCGTCTTGCCGGTTCCAGGTGGGCCGTCGAACAGGACTCCACGCGGAGTCAGGCTTTCGTGGATCGGGGTGCGGAAGAAGTCAAGATTCGTGTCACACCACTTCTGAAGGTACGAGGGCACTTGGTAGAAGCTGTAATCACTGTCCACCTGGGCGATGCCCTTGAGCTTGGCTACGTAAGACTGGCGCACCTTGTTCACACCCTTGGAAGTCAGCTTGCCTTCACGCTCCAGCACCAGCCGCACGACCTCGTAGGTGTCCTTGAGGGTCATTCCCCCGAAGGCGGGTAGGATTTCGTTGGCCGTCTTCTCGTCGCAGTGCTTGCGCAGTTCCTCGAAGATCATCTCCTTGGGGGGCAGCATCGTGCCTCCCTGAAAGTGCAGCACCGAGGTTTTTGTGTTCACGTACACCAGTGTCTTGCCTTCTGCCTTCAGTCGCAGGTACAGCTTCTGTGGGAAAGCATCCATACTGGTGAAGTACACATCTGCGTCCGAGAACTCAACCTTGGAGGGGTCTTCGGTCTGTGGGAAGGCGGTCACAGTCTCACCTGCGATGAAGCTCAACACCTGCGGGATGTACAAGATGTCGTCGGTCTTGACGTGGATAAAGGGTAGATGGGCCTTCAAGGCCAATTTTAGCATGTCCATGTTCACTCCGTTGAAAGGACTAAGGGTTCGGAACTCGTACTCTACCAAGATTTCCGAGTTTGTCAAATCTGTGCAATCAATTGCATCAAGTTTTTATCGGCGGCTCACCACATCGGTTCTTCACCTCACGGCCAGTTCGTGTATCCCTGAAAGCGTCCGAGTAGCTTAACACCACTCCTTGGCTAGATGAACGACCTGGCGAGAGTTCGAGCACTACCCTCCCGTCTGGGAGCTTAACCTTCAATTTGAACACCTTCTCGTACACCATCAGGTCAACGCTCTCTTCAGTTGAAGGATGGATAGTTCCAGCGCCTTCAAGGCGTAAAGGGATGCGCCCCCAAGATCGCACAGGGTCTCGAAGTCGATGTAACACTGGCGGGCCTTGCTGTGCGGCTCCTTCTCTATCAGCAGCCGAAATCGTCCCGGGTTTGAGATGTAGCTGACCGGCGTGGTCTCATAGGTGGCTATCTCGTCGCGGATGTACCAGAGGGCCTTGTCAAGGTTTTTAGCGATGCTCTCCTGGAGGGTGAGGCCATACTCCGGCTTCTCGTCACGACGAAACACATACTTGAAGGCGTTGCCAACGTTGAAGTTCATGCACCGGCATAACTCAATGGCTTCGACACCACTCGGGTGGTTGTTGTAGTGCGCGGCCACTTGAACACCATTCAAGTCAATAATCTTACCAGTGGTGCCCACCAACTCACGATCAACCGCTTCCGGGGCCGGGGGTGTTTCAAGTTCCGCCAGGGCTGCGTGGGTTACATCCCCACTCATTGGGAGTTCTACTTGGTTTTCGAGGAAGTCTCGGTACTGACGCCAGCCACGGAAGTTGTGGCAAAAGTTTCCAGTCTCCATCGGGGTTGCTGGGTGCTCAGCGGGGGAGGCGTGCAGCGGCTCGGCCCCCACCAGCTTATCGTGCAGCTTAACGTCTTCGGTCAGCTTGGAGGGCTTGCCATCGAACGTCAGATACGAGGTGCGGGCGTTGCGTGCCGTGGACACCTTTACCAGGATGCTGTTGCCGTGCTTGGAGGTTTCCTCCTCCGTGATGTAGGGCAGATGCCACTCACCCTCCTTGAGGAACTTCGGCTTGCTCCCTCTCATGGCATCACGGATGGCTTTGGCTAGTTCCTGAATCTCCGGCTGGGCATC